CCTGCTTTCCCTTGCCTGCGAAGAATGCAAGGTGGAACTGGCACACACGCAGGAAGAGATAGAAAGCTGGAACAATGGAAAGATTCTACTTGGTATCTATGGAGAAAATGACATAGAAACATGGAGGGATATTCTTTATTATGTGGCACAGGTGCTTGGGTGTTTTGCGACCATCAACCGTTTTGGGAAACTGGAACTTCGAAAGTATGGCAATACATCTGTGATTGATATCCCGGACACACAGCGGTTCAGCAGCAGTTTTTCTGATTTTGTCACAAGATATACAGCCATCAATTCCACGAATAACAGGACACAGACAGCAGAGTATTATGCGTTGGACCCGGATGACGGTCTTACCATGAATCTGGGAGTTAATCCGTTGCTACAGTTTGGACTTACGGAAACAAGAAAAACCATACTGCTTAATGTATTAAATGACATTTCAAAGATAAATTATGTGCCGTTTGATTCGGCTACCATAGGAAATCCGGCATTTGACCTCGGTGACATCATAACCTTTTCAGGGGGACACGCAGATGAGAAGCAGATTACCTGCATTACGAAATATGAGTTCAAAGTCAATGGAAAACACACCTTGCAGTGCGTTGGCAAGAATCCAAGACTTGCAGAGGCAAAGAGCAAGAATGACAAGAATATCAGTGGTTTGTTAAATCAGGTGGAGGCAGGAAAGATTGTAGTACACACTTTCATGAATGCTTCGCCTTATACCATTGGCTCTGTGGATACGGAGATTGCAAGCATTGAGTTTGCATCCAATGAGGATACAGATGCACAGTTCCATGCAAGCATTTTACTGCAGGTGGATGCAGATTCCGTGACAAAGACAGGAAAAGCAAAGGGAACGATTACCATTCCGTCAGCTGCATCCGGGGGAACGGATACTTCTGTAGACGCAGAACTGGATG